GCTCACTCGTCGATTAGATGAGTATCCCGTATGGAGCAGTTAAACATATATGGAGCCGGAATACCGATCCTGTTAACATGTACTAGCTCTACTCGAACCTGTAGTGGGTAAGAGTAATGATGTTTGGTAATTTTACCATTATTCATTGGACGCAGACTACGCTTTTTAGCAATGCCTGATAGATAGGATACAATATTCGAACTTTACGGGTGGACCTCTTCATTGAGAGTCCGCCGAGTCTATAAAGCGACTCAAATAGCTTTGGCATCTAGCTACGATAGACCGCCCGTTCGTTACCACACGGTTATGCAGAAACGTTACATTCAGCAACCTCCCCCCAAAGCGAAATCCATACACATGATTCCGCTCCTTGCCATTGCGTCTTTGACCGTGGGCATTTCGCTCATTGTCTATACCATCTACACCTCGAGGCCCTCTCCCCTCATCCAATTAGGAGAACACGATGGGTTTGAAACGCAAGTGCTCTTTGGACGACAGTCCAATTTCCAAGACCTCGCCGATGAAGATTTCGTCCCCGAGAGCCAACTCGACGAGTATTTTGAAAAAGATACGGACGCAGCAGCCAAGTCGCTGTTTATGCGCACAGTACGACGACTGGCTGACGGCGCGGAGGAACGGTATCCCCGGGACTTCGCCCTCATTCTTCACTACCTGGCAACCAACGGACCCAATGGACAAATCGAATCGGACGACCTCATCAACATGCTTTTGCGCATTGTGGGTGACGCCGTAAAAATGGAAACCTACCTCAAGCTTGAGCGTATCGAGCAGCAATTGGCTTATGCCAATACCCCCGCTGGTCTTTATCGCTCTAAGTTCACTCCGGACTTTGAAATACAATCGGAGATGACAGATGTAGGAGAAGTATCGGTTTACTCCACGGACACCATCACCCCGGACATCACCCCTGTTAGGACCAACGATTGGGAAGCTTCCAAGCTTGTCGGTCGTCGTATCCAGCTGAATACTGTTGAGTTCAAAGATCAACAGGCAGGTGAATCGCTCTTCAATCTTCCAATCCCCAAATCATTGGAAGATTCTCGTCAAGCATCCCGCGTATCCCAAATGATGCGCTTCTTTTCCATGTTCAATGCGAAAGTGAAGTTCATCGTTGTTGCTAGTGCGCGTGCCATGACCGGAGGAGTAATTGCCATCAGCTACGACCCTTACGGACGCCTCACCACTACGACCTCGAGCTTCGGACGCCACCACGCCCTCACCGCTGACCATGTTATCATGGACCTGTCGAGTGAGACAGAATCTGTACTATCAGTGAGCCTTGACCATATCGCTCCTTTCCTTAGTGCGGACTACGGGAACACAATGCCTACCACTTTTGGCAACTTCGTGTGTACCCCTCTGTCTACCGCAAAAAAGGTCGATGGCACAGCTGGTATTCAGCTCACGTCGTATATCGAATTCACGGACATTCAACTGGCTGGACTTATCGAACCGGACACCTCGAGGACGTACATTACTCCTCAATCTGACGTCACCCCTCATGTTTATGATAATGGTGGCAACCTAGCGGCGAACAAGCAATCTTTTGTTCTGTCTGCATTTGAGAACTACATGATCTCCGGACATGTTGGTACTCGTGCAGTCGACTATGCCAAGCGCCCGGGTTTTTCAGGCATTGCGACCTGGAAGCCAGAACATACGGTAGGTACATCCCTCGGACAATTCACGGTACATCCCTGCGTCTCATCTGTGGAAACAGAGGCCACGCAAATCAAGATCAAGACCACGCCCGTCGGGATGGTCACCTCTATGTTTTCATACTGGAGGGGATCTTTGATTTACACCTGCCATCTCGCAGCCACCCAGACGCACACCGGCACCCTCGCTGTGGTTTTCGCTCCTGGAAACCGCACAATTGACATCACTAATTACGCGGACTACCCGTTCGTATTGTGGAACATCGCGGAGGCTCACACCCTCGAGTTCCCAGTACATTACCAGAGTCCAACGACATGGAAGGCAACCACCAAGAAAGGTGTCTTCCGTGACGTTAATGATGTTAAGATGGGTACTTTGCAATTCGTCATCGTCTCGCCCCTCGTCTCGGCCATTTACACGACTACTCCCCTCGAGTTGATCGTGTTGTCTCGCGCAGGACCGGATTTCCAGGTGTCAGAACCAGGGAATCACTACGAATCTGAGCTCTCTTTCGAGACTCAGATGAACGAAACTCTGTCGTACGCTGCACCTCGCATGCATGCGACTGATGTTACGCTCGAACAAGTCGTACAGCGGTTTTCTCCTCTTGACACAGGCATCGAGCTTTCCGGCGAAAACGTCCTCGTCGTCCCCGTCCGTCCCTACACCCCGTCTGGCAAAACCCCCAGAGACACAGTGAGCTCCATGTTCGCTTATGGTTCTGGGTCGCTCAAATACCGAATCGCCGTCAAAGCTACCACTCAGCATAGGCGTCTCGTCACCATGGCATACGTGCCCAACATGGTACTTGACTACGCCCGTCTGAATAAGGTATCGTCGCATGAAGTTCGCGCTCTGATCAATAGAGTGCAAACTATTAACAAAGTCACCGTCGATGTAGCAGTCAACACTGTTGCTACGATCCTCATTCCCTACAGGAGTGAGTTCGATCAGCAATACCTGCCTCATCGTTTCAACGACAAGTCGACGACCCCTTACCCTGCGCTTTCGACGAACACAGGTTGTCTTATGATCTATTCACACTCAGAAGATCAAGACCTTGAGTTCGACCTATCCCTGGCACTTGGAGAGGACTATGTGTTCTCCACCCCTACCTCCTACCCGCCCTACATCTTCAAGAGGCATGCTGAACAGCTGACTCTTTCGCCCGACCAACAGGAAGAGCGTGAAGTTGAACAGGCACTTGACATTCGGCCCGGCCAATCTGGATTCTATACACCTAGATTCCAGGTTCAGTCGGATTTTCATGAAGAATCGGCTAAGCTCACATGGCGTAACGCCTACGGCTTGAAGACTACGCTCCAAAACGTCCACGATATCACATCGACGTTGAGTAAGGATCTCAAGCAAGGCACCCAAACCGTCCTTGAGAAGTCGATGGAGAACATCGGATCGAGACTAGGCTCGAAATTCTTCGCAGGCGTACGCACATACGCGTCCAGCGAGGCTTTCTGGTTTAAAGCAATTCTCTCGGTAGCCGCCATCTCTCTCTTCGTGATCGTCAACCTCCTCGGCCCCCACCACTCCAAGAACGTGTTCAATGTTCTTTTTGGAGTGGTAGTCATCTACTTTATCGGTGATTTCGGAATCAAGATCCGAGACGCATGTTCCAACGCCCTCGACCAGTTTACAGTTCAAAATGGTCTAGGTTCGTACATCCCGGAAATCGTCACGGTCATCATCTCCATTGTGCTTACGCTCATTGGGGTGAAATCTTCGAAATCATACCTCACCGCCCTCGACTCCGTCGCCGTCCAAGGAAGAAACATCAACTTCCTCAAGATGGGATGGGAAACCCTCACTAAGTTGCATGAAACGCTGACAGCGAAGATTGCTCCTGAAGTCGGTGAAGATGTCAAAAACATCTTCTCGAGATTTATTCATGGTGATAAAAAGGTATGGACTGACGCCCTGGACCTCCTCGACCCCGCCCGCCGTCTAGAAATCCTCCGCTCCACTACCCTCCGCGATGATGTGCTGCGTGTTTACACAACGCTCAAGTCCTTGCACGAGGAGACCGCCCAAGTAGATGTTGATCCACGAGCTGTTCTTACGCTCCGTAACATCTTCACTCGTTTCGAACAACTCCGCGCTGAAGTCCTAGACTTCCATACAACCGCTGAGTTCCGTATTGATCCTTTCCACATCTCGTTCTTCGGACGCCCTAAGATTGGAAAGTCTAAGATCATGACCGACACGATGAAGGACGTCTTCGCGATCATGGACTGGCCGCGTGACAATATGTCATACACCGTCAACCCCGCCGTCAAGCACTACGACAATTACCTTGGTCAGAGATGCATCATCTTCGACGACCTTGGTGCGATCAATGGACCTGATGTTGCAGAGAGCGACCTTGGTAAAATGATGTCAATGAAATCCAATCAGCGACTCAAACTTCCAATGGCCAAACTCGATCAGAAAGGTAGAGAATTCGAATCTCACCTCATCATCTCCGCCACCAATGTCGCAGTGTATCAGCGCAACGGATTCGCAGATCTCTCCGCTCTCAATCGCCGCCGTGATTTACTCGTTCAAGTAGACCGCGCCACCACCGAGCAAGAGATTGGCACTGAGACCATCGCCTTCACTGGCCGTTATGGTAACTCCGTTGTCCGATATCGGGTTTTGAATTCGCTCACTGGCCTTCCAGAGAGTGAATGGATGACATATGTGCAGTTCCTTCAGATCATGCGCCCCCGTGTTGAAGAGCACTTTGCCTACCAGCATCAAGTGCTCGCCGAAGCTCAGGACACCACCGCCACCGCCGCCTTCGCCGAAGCCTTCCAAGTGCAATCGGATGAGATGGGGCGAGGTAACGAAGCTCTTAAGGAGCACTACCTCACCCTCGGTAAAAATGACTTTGCTAGGATCCCGATCACGACTATTGTCGAGGCCCTCGATTACCGAGAGGAGGCCGAGTACAATCTTGTCATGAAGGGACGCAAGTCTAAAGCCGACATCACCAATCCGATTGTCAAGAAGCTTGCCGATTCGTTCGCCAACCGCCACCGGATGCAACTCGCTCAGGAACATGAGCGCGCCACACTTGCGCGTCTCAATAACCATTGGCTCTACAACAACCCGCTCTCATTAGGCGTTGCGTTGTTGTTTATCATCACGTCAATGTACTTGTTCTACAAGTGGTTCATCGCATCAGACTCGCCCATTGTAGAGTTTGACCAGGAAAGCGAATACAAGTCGCAAGGTCGACCAATCGTCACCCACGAATCTGGCGTAACGGAAGTTCGAGATCGCGTTCATCGCATTCGAAAGACCGTTGCAGAATCTGGTGTTACAGACGTTAAGGATCGCATTTCGCATCGCCGCCGTCAGATGGTTGTTGAAGGAGAAGCCCCCGTCCCTGAATCAGGTGTCGCCGACATCAAGGATCGCGTTCGTGCTGTCAAGCGCAACGTAGTCGTTGAAGGAGATTATTCCAAGATCCCCTTCCTTGATAAGATCGAGCCCGAGTATTTCGACCCCGCTGTCGCAGAAGCACGCATCAACAAGTATGCTGAGGAAGCTATCTCCCAGACTACTGATGTTACCGTCTACTATGGTCTAGATGTTCAATCTATGATCAACAAGCAAGTCGGTGCTATTGCAACCTCGGCTCTCGATAACCTCGCAGACATCAGGTTTTCTCGTGGTGGTCAGGCCTCCCGTATTCGAGGATTTTTGCTCCAGGACACCCAACTCGTACTCCCTCGCCATTTCTTCGAATTTGCGCAGATCAAGGAAGATGAAATCTTCTCTGTTGCTATTCGCGGCAAGGAGTATCGTCAGTCGTTTACCAAGGCCCGCTATCTCGTTCACGAGTCAGCAGATCTGTGCATGTATCAACTGACCACTCGAGTATCTGGAGCTAAGTCTATCCTTCGACACATCGCTTCCGCTCGCGACCATGGCTCGTTTGTCTCGTCAACCGGCTCTCTCCTCGCCATCTCCGCAACAGGTGGCACTCCATATGTCGACCGCTACGCTCTGACCAAGGTGCAACAAAACACTGAAGTCACTTATCGAGCTGGCGAATATGTCAACCGTCTTCGCGGATATAGCTACCGAGCTAATACCGTGAAAGGTGACTGTGGAGCGCTTCTGTTCTCCGATGCCACATTGTCTGGTCCCATCCTCGGCTTCCATGTCGGTGCCCTCGCTCTGCAAAACACTGGCTTTTCAGAACGCCTGGTTCGGGAAACTCTTGCTACCATGTCGGACCTGCTCAACAAGCAGACCAACACGATTGTGATTCAGTCCACTATGGATCACGTGGCAGAGATGATTGATGCTGGTTTCATTACCCAGGAGAAACCCAGAGGCATGTCCGTCTACGATTTGGTACACACCATCCCCATTATTGGTACGATCGCTCAGGCTTTTTCCCGCCGCAACCCAGATACATCTAAGATGCGGTATACGTCAATCGACTCCGTTCTGGGAAGTCGTACGCAGGAACCAGCCGTCCTTGGTGACAGAGACCCCCGCAATTCGAACAACAAGAGTGTCATTGCGAAGCAGGTTTCTGGTTACGGTCAAGATGTTCTCCCGTTTTCGGAGCGCAACTACACGATGATCGAACAGCACATCACAGCGAAGTATCGGAATTGGGCAGGTGGTTATCGGCGAAACGATGGCAAACTGGCAGTATTGACTCTCGATGAGGCAATCAATGGCGTTCCCGGACAATCTCACATCCGCGGCATGAATATGTCGACTTCCGAAGGTATCATTTGGCAAGCAGGTCGAGGTATCTCTGAGCACTCCAAGAAGTGGCTCTTCACGCAGGAAACTCGCCCCACCGGTGAGATCTACTATGTGGCTAGTCCCGAGCTTCAAGCTCGAGTTGCTCATTGTCTTGATAACCTTGAACGTGGTCAACGGTTCGAACTCATCATCGCAGAGACCTTAAAGGATGAAAGGCGTGGCATCAAGCACACCCGTAATCTAAAGAATGATCCTACCTTTGTCCCCAAGACGAGGAGTTTCTCTATCTGCCCCGTTGAGTATACAATTCTCGTTCGAATGTTCTGTTCGTCCTTCATTGGACAGATGGAAGACAATCGCGAGAACATCGAGCCTCAAATCGGAATCGACCCCTGTTCGGCTGAATGGACCAACCTGTACCGACAGATGAAGGAGGTATCCCCTTACGTCGTCGCCGGAGATTTTGGAAACTACGATCGTGGCAACCCGGCAGAAAACCTGGATTGCGCTGGTAAGATCATCAATAACGTCTATGACGACGGAAAGATCAACCAGACCATCAGGTATACGCTCATGACCATGGCCTACAATCATCTCTCGCTTATCGACAACCTCATCATCATCATCGAGCAAGGACTTCCCTCTGGTTATCCCCTCACGTCGCCCACCAACTGCATCGACAACGACATTTACAAGTACCACACCTGGTTGCTTGTTGCGCCCCCTGAGAAACGGACTCTTGTTGCGTGTGATCAACTCACTCGCTCTAAGTATTACGGAGACGACCACCTGCACGCAATTGCTGAGGAGGCTCTTCCCTACTACAACATGAGGACTATCGGCGCCACGTTTGAGAAGCACGGCATCACCTACACGGACGAGAACAAGAACCACTGGTCACTCGCACCTCCTTTCATCAAGATTGAGGACGCTGAGTTCATGAAGCGTGGTTTCGTTCCAGACCCCAGGACAGGTTACGTCAGGGCCCCACTCGCTAAGGACACCATTGAGAACCGATATCGGATGTACATGGATTCACCGCACGTCACACATGACGAGATCCTCACCGAATTGATTCAGAACTCCCTCCGGGATGCATTTATGCACGGGCAGGAGTACTTCGAACACATCGAGCGCACGACTCGGGACGCCCTTAAAAAGGTGGACCAACTCGAGTTAATGCCAGCGATGTCGTATGAATCTGAGGTTTACAATTGGGATCTGAAGTGCAACGGAGACATTGACAGTCGCTACTCGTACCCATCGGGACAGGCATACGGAGCATAGGCACACGGCAC